TTTGGTGATTTAATTTTAAATTTTTCAATTTTTAAATTATTAATGACTTTTATTAAAATTTTACGTGAATTTATTCCTTTAGAAACTTTGATTAATCAAATTATTAAATTAATCAAGTATTGTATCAATTATACTACTAATAGTGCTTCGTCATTTTATGAAAAAGTGTTAAACTTTTCGCAGCAACCTACAATAGAAAATGAAGATTCATCATTTGAGAAAACATCTAATGTTTTCGAAAATCTTAATCTCATTGATTTAACACAATTTCCAATTGACAATCAACACATATCAGCTAGTTTATCAGCTGTTGTAGTTTTAATATCTAGTGTAGTTATTGGATATGATACTTGCAAAAATTCAACACAACAAAGTACAGCTTTAAAAGTTAGTTCTTCTATGCAAGCTATAGCTAAAACTAAATCAGGAATTTCGGCAATGGTTAGTATGTTTCAAGATTTATCAAAATGGATTCAAATGAGCATGATTTCAATTATGGCAGGTTCAGTTGATGATCAGGTTTCTAAGTTAATTCTTAGAACTTCTGTTATCGAGACTGATGATTGTCAGAAATCAAAATTTTTTGAATATTTAAAATTTATTAAAGATCCTAGAAATTTATTTTCTTTTCAAAGAAATGACATTTATTTACAACAACTTGAGTTTGTTTATAAGAACTTAGATGAGATATTGTATACTTTGGCTCAAACGGATTCTAAAGATGTAGGTATGAGCTTACGTAGTTATTTACAAACAACTTATAACGAAGTAAAAGCAGTACGAACATTAGCACTTAAAAGACCAGTTTTAACTAGTTGGCGTTTTAAACCCTTCTGGATTAATATTATTGGTAAGTCTATGACAGGAAAATCTGTAGCACAAAGTTATATCGCAAATGCATTGTATGAAATTCTTAAAGAATGTCCAAATTATAATGTTCCGAGTAAAGATCGTTGGCTATATTCCATCAATTTCTCAGATCAATTTATGACGGATTATTGTCAAGAATATTGTGTATTGATAGATGATTTTCTACAGGACGCAGCTCCGGTAGGCAACAGATCATCTTGTTTAGATATGATTAACTTTGTTTCAGCAATTCCCTATAAGACAAACCAAGCTGGTATAGCAGAGAAAGGTATTCCGTTTGATTCAAAAATTATAATATCCTCATCAAATGATGCTAATATGTCTAGAAAAGAGATTATTGACACAGAAGCGTTGAAAAATCGTCAAGGTATGTGCGTTTGTTTCGAAACGTTAGAAACTTCCCAACCTGACCCATTGTTAGGTGGAAAGAGAGTTACTATCTCATTAAGAAACAGCAAACATTTCAACACAGTTGTTAAAGTATACAAAAATCTAGAAGAATTTTTAGCAGACATTGTAGTTGAATTTCAAAAACACTGGGATTTACAACAACAAATTAAAATATCGCGTGAATTAACTAAGGAAGTAAAAGATCGTGTTATGACTAATATTATCAAAAAACAAAGAAGTCAAAATTTATCAGTAGATATTTTTAATGAAAGATTAGAAGATCCAATCGAAGTTGAGCAAAGTAGCTACATTCCGAGCTGGTGTACATTTCGAACACCTGAATTGATACTAGAAAAATATCCAGTCCAGAATGATTTTCCAATTGAAGTACCTATTAAAGTTTACAATTGCAAATGTGAAAAGCATTCTTTATTGAATGAAGAATATAGACAGTATGTTTCAGTAGCATGGAGAGGAGAAAGTTTCTTAGGTATTAAGGAATTGAATTCAATCAAGCTAGATAAAGAAGATAAATTTGAAAATAAGTTTTTATCAACTTATAATAAAATTATTGAAAATATCAAGAAATATTGGTCTAATAATAAATTCAAAGTATTGTGTAGTTTTGTAGGAGCAGTTGCAATGTATTTAGGTACAAGCAAACTTTTGTTTAAGCAAGATAAAGAACCCTTAGTTAGTACTGCAGCTCAATATTCATTGAAACCAAAGCGCCTTAAGACCCAACATGCATTTATCAAAACTAGTGATGACATGTATTCCCTCTCAGACGGAAAACAAGCTCGTGATCTAGTTAATAATGTTTTGTTGCGGCGAGGTCTTGTGTGTAAAGTTCAAAATACACAAACCTTAGAGGAAGCTACGGCTTTACGAATTAAGAATCGCTGTATATTAGCAAATCATCATTTTTTCAATGCTTTGAGAAATGGTGATAAATTTGTTGTTAGAATTCTCAGTGCAAATGGAGTTCAACAAGCAACACAGGTATTCTCTTCACAACATCTAAGAAGAGTTGGCTCAAAAGACCTGGCAGTTTATAACTGTGATAAATCTTTAGAACAATCAAAAGATATTTTGAGTCATTTTCCAGATAGCCATGTTAAAATTGAAAATCACAATTGTATAGTCGCTACCGCATATCCAAATTTACAAGTGTATAACAACGTTTACGCCACACCTACAGTACATACAACATCAACGTACGAAGGTGATAAATTTACAACATATTCATTGTTGGATTGTTTCAAGACAACATGTCCGGTCGATAAAGGTATGTCAGGTTCTATAATGGTTAGTAGTGAAAATAAAATGAAAAATAAAATACTTGGTATCCAAGTTTGTA